GTCGAACTCAAGCACGTTATGGATATCCTCTGCAGGCGTGTACGGCGCGAGATACTCGTGGAAAATGATCGTTCCGGCGAGGATGTTCTCGATCGGGTTCTCATCGATGTCGAAGGTGAGACGGCCGCCTGCCATCAGGCCTGCGCCGGCATAGCTGTTGATCTTGATATTCTCCTTGTCGACGAAGTTCATGATCTGCCGGTAGCTGGTCGGCTGGTCGACCTCCTCGACATAGGAGTCGATGAAGGAGTTCGTCCACCAGGAGAAGAAACGCCTGCACGGGATCCAGCGGTCCTTGGGATCCGTGACGTCCGGATACGCCGCGGTGTTATTGCCCCACGCGCGGATACCTGCACGGTTGAGGGCCGTGACGACGCCGATCGCGTTGAGCTCATTCGCCTCCGGCTGGTCGAGGTAGATCTCGACGCCGGCAGATGTGCACACCGCGTCGATGTTGAGCAGCTGGTTGCTCGGGCTGAGGCTCGGCACGTTGCCATTCGCGTAGTCCGTGTATGCTGCCATGGCCGGGTACGCTGCGGAGAACGGAGCGACCTTGCTGCCGACCTTGACGGACGGCCAGAGCAGGATCGCATGCTCGGACACGATCCCGAGCGCGTCCTTGGCTGCTTCGACTGCACTGTATACCGTGGTGTTGGTGGAATCGAGGTCGATCGCCGCCTCGCACAGGTAGACGCCGTTGAGCTCGGTGGTCTTAAGGACCAGGGCTGCAGCGACAGCTGCCTCCTGGGAGAATCCGGGAGCTGCGATCATGCCCGGATACAGGCCGTAGGTCGGATGAATGTCGCGGATGCACTCGATGCCGCTCTTCGCTCCGGTGGAGCTGTCCACGCCTCCGATGACCTCCGAAGTCGTGACCGCGCCCGGGTTGATCTTGTAGCCGGTGACAGTGTAGCTCTCCGGCGCGACGTCCGCGAGGGACGTGATCGTCAGGTACCCGCTATCGTCATATCCGAGCTCATAGTCCGTGCCGGCGACCAGCGTAGACTCTTCGCTCACGACAGTGAGGCCGGTCTTGAGGATCCCGACCGTCTCGACAGTCGCGACGCCGTTGGACAGTTCTACAGTGGTGGAGCTCAGAGCCGTCTTGTGGGTGTCCGGATCAAGCACGTTGATGCAGACGATCGGGCCGATGCCATAGACGCGGAATGCGAAATACGCAGCCGCGCACAGGCCATACGTCGCCCAGTCGTCGCTGTATCCGAAGGACTCCACGAATTCGGCCCAGGTATTGCAGACGATCGGCTCGTTGACAGCCGGGCTATCCGCAAGGTTGACCGGCGCGATGCCCACGAAAACATTCGGGCCCAGCGTAGACACAGCCGGCGACGGGACAACCGTGGCGTTCTCAGATACCCGAATGCCGTGATTATAAGTTCCCATTATGCACTACCTCCTTGATAGTTTTCTGATATACCGCGTATAAACGCGTACCGGGATCCGCCATATCCCTCAGGGCCGACGCAGCTCCTTCAGGACGGACTGCGAGCAGCCGGATATACGGATGCCCTGCAGCCAGGTCCTCAAAAGCCTGCGGCAGTGAGCCGATATAGACCGCGCCGTGCGCGATCACACGCGGGATAGACGGCCCGATATACATGATGCTGTCGACAGCGGCTGCGCCTGCTTCCGCTGCCTGCCTTTTCCTGCTCATATATAGGGGTCCTCCTGTTCTGTCGGGGCGGGCGCGTACCCGCTCCAAAAAAGCTCCAGCCCCGCATAGGCATACGGGAAGAGCTCGTCGGAGTCGTTGACGGTCCAGCGGATATCCCGGTCATCCCGGAAATAATGCTCCAGCTCCTGATGCTGGCTGAAATAGATCAGCAGGCGCTCCACGATATCCGAGACGGTATAGAACCCGTCTGCGTCCGTGTTGCGCTCCCTGACACCGATCAGCAGGAGCGTCCGGTATGACGCCGGGTCACGCCGGTCCCCGGGAGCCGTGCCCTCCACGACCTTAACGATCACGTAGGGGAACGGCGCGGACGCGTCGGATCCTGTCTTTACAGGCAGGCGTCCTTTGTATATGTTGATCGGGATCTGGTCCTCAGCTTCGGTAGACCCGTCCGCCTTCGGGAAACGCATGTCCTCCAGCGCCTCCGTCACGGCATCCGCGAGCTCGTCGCGGAGATTGTTGATAGTCATCTGTGCCCCTCCTTACAGGACCTTGTCCAGCTGCTCGGCGATGTGTCGGTTCAGGATCTCACCGATCTCGTCCGCCTTCTCGCCGTACACACGCTGGGATCCGTACATCTGGGGGAGCGCCAGCGCCATGATCGCTTCAATCGGCAGTCTGGCCTTCCCGGTCCTGACCGCGACCGCGCGGTGCCCGGACCTGAACTGGACCGCAAACGCCTTGTTACCGTGCTTGCTGACCGGCTTCATCCCGGAGTGCTTCAGCACCCTGGCCCGTAGGTCGTCGCCGTACGAAACCGAAAACGTCTCGATTCCGTACTTCGGTCCACTCGACTTGAGGTGTGCTGTCAGGTCGCCGGCGGTCGCGTTCTTGACGTCCGGTCCCTTCGACAGGTCGCCGCTGAAGTCGTAGGTCTCTTCTGCGGTCTCTCCGAGGAGCTCACGTGCTTCTCGTGCGGTCGCGTTCACGGCCTCCTTCAGGGACTGGATAATGTAGCGCCCTCCCCCGAGCTTGCCGATCGCGTCGTCTATCTTCTGCCGATTTTCCGAGCTGACTGATATCTCGATCATGCGTGCTCCATTATCTCGAGGTCGATCACGTAAATGCCGGCCTCGTTCCTGGCAGACGCGACCAGGTACCACTCATCATCCAGGATGATCCGCCTGCCATAGGCCGGCAGGACATCGCTGAAAGACTCCGCCAGCGCGTACACGCGCTTGCCGGATTTATAGGCCCCCATATGGTCGGACCGGATACCGAGCACACCGGGCACGATATCGCGGTTGATGTCTTCCAGGATGATGTCCTCGACGACACAGGTCACCGTCGCCCCGTCGATATCGTGCTCCGTGCCGAACTCATCCAGATTCAGGAACACCGCCGCCCGGTCAGAGGCGACGATGTCCTTGAATGTGCTGCTCATTTTGCCTTCTTGCGGGTCCTGCCCTTTACGACGGGGGCATGGACAGGAGCCGCCTTCGGTGCTGCCTCAGGCTCAGCCGCCTGGACCGGTTCCGGATCCGGACCTGCTGCAGCTGAGTCCGACGCTTCAGGCGTGAGGTAGACCGCGGATCCGTAATGGATCCACGCTTCCACCATCATGGGGTCATCCAGCGGGAGCGGTGCTCCTGCCCTGAACTCACGCCCGTTGTACAGGATGCTGCGCGTCGCGACCAAGATCCTGATCATGTCAGCCTCAGCCGATCTTGACCTTTACGGTCGATCCGGAAGCGGCCGCAGCTTCGACGGCCCAGCCGGCGGGGACGTTGTCGCCCGCGGTTGCGGTAATGCCGTCAGCGGTGTAGTAGACGGCCGCGCCGAGGGTGATCGCCTCAGAGGCCTTTTTGGTCAGCTCAAAAACGCCGGCTACATGGAGGGCGCCAGTCGTGCCCACTGCAATGGGCGCAGATGCGACGCCGATCCTGGTCGCGAGGGTCACGACTTCGCCTACTGCGATGGCGGCAGAGCCGGAGTTCGTGTAATCGATAACGTCGCCGCGCTGAATATACGTTCCAGTCATATCTTTATCCTCCTTCTCTCAATTTGTAATTACGCCAGCGGATCCGCAATAGCCGCGCCCGGGTTACGGACAGCACCGCGGAAGTCAGTGACGGTGACGCCCCAGTCGAGATAGACGTCCCAGACGAAGCCGAGCTGGCCCGGGGTCTCCATCCTGCGGATGGTCGGGATCTCGTTGCCGTTGAGGTAGTCGACCTCGATGAATTCACTGTCGCCCTTGTCCGCGACAAGGAACCACGGGCAGGCGCTGGATCCAGCGAGCGCGTTCAGGGTCGGATCCTCAACGATCTCGATGCGGGACGCATAGTTCGCCAGGGCGTTTGCCGCCTGGGTGTTGCTGGTCGTCTGGACCGTTGCGCTGTGGAAGATCTTGTACAGGTCGAAGCCGTAGCCGACCGGGCAGACGATGTATGCCGGGCGGATGATCGCGGCCTGTCCAAACTCATCGGTCTGGGTCCCAAGGGCAAGGATCATCTTCTGGACGACGTCAATGCTCGGAGCGGATCCGGTGGTCAGCAGGTTCTTATGGGCAGCGGAGAAGAGGGCCGTGCCGTCATAGATCGTGCTGTTGTTGTACATGATGCTGAAGACCTGGCTGTTGATGGTCTTGCGAGCCGCAGCCGCATACCGCGCCGGCATGGTCGCAAGGAAGCCGATGTCGTCGTTGATAAACGCCTCGCGGGTCATCGTGAACTGGCGGCCGTAGGTAGCGAGCTTCTTGGTGGGCTTGAGCGCATCACTCGGGGTGTCGTGCTGCAGTTCGCCGCCCTCCGGGACCAGAAGGAACTCTGCACCCGGCCCTGCCACGTAATTGTGCGTGGCCGTCTTGAAGTCGTTCAGGCTGCCCTTACGGGTGAAGCGGTCGAAGGTGACCGGCGCCGTATTATGGCCCTGGACATACGCCTTGCGGATCGCGGTGTCGAGGATCGCCGGGAATGCCGCGGTCGGCGCGTAGAACTGACGCTCACTGACCAAGCGTCCGTACACCTCGTCAGCGGTCTGCCCAAGCAGGCTCTCAGTGTTCTCGCCGGATCTCTGCATGGTCATGATCGCGAGATCGCGGAGAGATGCGCCGCGCATATCGGATGCTCCCTCAGCCGGTGCCGCAATATCGATGCCGCCGCGGAGCAGGAGCGCGTCAGCCGCTGCCGCGCGGAACTTGTCCTCCTCGTCTCTCTGGACGGATACGTCTCCGGTACCGCGTGCCGGGACAGGCTGGTGCTTCGCCCTCATGCCGTCAAGGATCGCCGCACGGACCGCGTCAACAGTCTGGCCGCCGGAGATATACTCGGACGGATCGACGTCGAAATCGCGGCAGAGTGCGGTGATCTCGGTCACCCTGCTGCGCTCCTCAGCCCTGACCTGGTCCGCATCAATTACGGGAGCTGCCTGTGCCGGACTCACCGGAGCAGCCGCCTGACGCGTGCCTTCAGCAACGGGAGCATTTGCGGTTGCATTATCAGTTACTTTTGCCATTGCTTTTTCCTCCTTCAGGAAATTTTTATTTGCATCCTGTCCGGCATCAGACAGGTTTGCAGCATCGTCAAGATCCCGGCCTACGCCGACGGAAGCGTCGGCGGGGACGGATACGATTGAGATCTCATACGGCATCCAGTGCCGTGCGATATAACACGGGCCTTCGAAGCCGTCCGTGGTCGTCTCGTTTTCCTGGACAGACTGCCACTCCGTAACGCGGTACCCGACAGAGACGCCCTTCAGCGTACCACCCGCGACTTTCGCCAGGATCTTCTCGGACTCTTCGTCCTCGTCGAACTCGATCTCTGCGACACCGCGCTTGTCCTCGACCTTAGCGTCCAGGATCTTCCCGATCACGTGGTCGCGGTCGTGGTTGAACAGGACGACGCCCATGCCGTCATCGAACCGGCTCAGGTCGACCGCCCCGTCTGCGTGGCTCAGGATCTCGTTCTCGCCGCACCAGCGCTCATAGGGCTCCTCAGAAGAGAAGGACAAAGTAAAACGGCGGGCATTGTCTGCCTGCCGCGTTAAGGTCCCCATGTCCCTGGTGTAGTCCGTGTTGTTAACTGCCCGCGTAGTCGGCGCCGGCGTCATCATCTGACTGGATGCCATATACCATACCTCCTAAGTCTATGCCTCTTTCTTTTGCGTATGCGATCTCGGCGGCCATGTCATCGACACGCTCCCGCCAATCCTGCCCATTCTCTTCCGCCACCTCGCGGAATGTCTTCTGGCCGGAGAGGAGTGCGGTCTTGGTCGCGTTCGCTTCTTTCGCCGGGTCGATCCACGCCTTCGGCGGACGGATCCATTCATGGCGGAAATATTCCCTTTTCCGGGTCCAGAAGTCCTGGACGTCGATCAGGCCCGCCAGGACGATCGAGATCACGAAGCTCTCATATATCTCATCCATTGCGTCTATGAGCAATTCCCTGTCCTCGACATATGCGAGCTCATCCTCTATGATCCCCTGCCGTGCCGAGCTGTAGTTGGACTGGCTCATGTCTCGGCTGGTCGCCTCATAAGACAGCCCCTGGCCGGCGCCGAGGATCCTCTGCTGCAGCTTGATGTACTGGGACGCATCTGTCGCCTGCCCCATCGGGTTGACCGTAACGATATCGTCTCCGGCATTGAGCTCGTGGATCATGCCGGGCGTCAGGGTCCTACCCTCATACTGCTTCGATGTCCCGCTCCCGGTAGCGTTCCGGCCGAAGCCGGTCGGGACGACCTTCTTGATAAACACGCTCAGGCACGCCTCGATGCGCTGCTTCACACTGACAGCCGTCTGGAACTCCTGGGTGTCGCGGATCCCGGACATGCTGGCTGCCATGTCAGACATCTCGCGGATCTGCGACGGCCTCTTCTTGGAGTAGATATAGATCATATCATCGGCCGGCACCCATACGGGATCAGCGAGCAGCGTCATCCCATCCAACGCGTATTTCTGGATCCAGTATCCGACAGCTCTGTTGTACTGGTCGAGCTCGACGCCGCCGATCACCCGACAGTCGGCATTATGCGGCGCGTTGACTGTGACGGCCAGCTCGTCGACCTCCAGGAGTTGCAGCTTTAACGGGACCAGCCCTCCTTCGGTGTAGACTTTATGGATCAGGATCCCGCCGTCGATGCGCTTCCGCTCTTCGATCATCCGCAGCATCTGTGTAAAATTCTGCGTGCGCGTCAGGTCACAGTTTCGCTTCCGGCACCACTCGTGCCATAGTTCCTCGATCGTATCGTTGAGCTCTGAGTCCGTCGTCTTCGCCTGCAGGTTAAAGCCCTGCCCGATCACGTTGCGCTTATACGGACCGACCAGGGATGCCATCAGGTCGCTGTTCCGCTCCAGGTCACGGGCCCTCGCCCGCACATTGTCACGGGAATACCGGTCCGTCATCTCGGCGCTCTCATTCACGGCCCGCCAGGCGGCGTTAAGCCTATCGCCGCTGCCGGCGTCGTACGACCGCCTCAGGCAGTCACCGGCCTGCCTCCAGGCCTCCCGGCGGTACGCCGTCTCCGGGCTGAACGCCCGGATCAGTCTTTCAAGCCATTCCGCCATGGTTACCTCCTGTCAAAAACGGACACGCACACGCCCGGCATCAGCGGGTACGCGTCGCTCGTGCCCTCCGTCCCCGCCAGCTGGGCCCTCAGGTTCATGAGGTCCGCAAGGTCCGCCCTGCGGAGCTTACGGTCCCCGATCGTGTACTCCTGCCCGCCGCTCAAGATCGTGCGGATGGCCGCATTGATCTCGTCCAGTGTTAACGCTGTGGTCTCTGCCATACGGCTCACCTCCTCAGATCCATCGCTCGTTTTTATCGATCCAATTTTCTTCAGGCGGCAGCGGCTGCTGCTGCCTGCTCTGTTTCGGCTGCTGCCGGCCTGTTGATTCCGCCTGCTCCTGAAGATGCAGGTACCGGACGCCCAACAGGTCCGCCGCTGCCATCGCATACACTTCCGTGTCCAGATAGTGGTTGTCTGCATGAGACGCCTTCGGGACCCACCGCTGCAGGACCTTGCCTGCTCCGCCCTTGACGTTGACCTTATGCTCGGCAGTGACCTGCTTCGCGTACTCTTCGTCGCAGTCTTTGTAGACCATCCAGGCACCGCGCCCGACGGGTTTCATGAGACGGCCTGCGATCATGTCCTTGTATTTCCCGCCATCCACGATGATCAGCTGCATCCCGTGCGCCCTGCTGTCAGCACGGTTTACGCTGCTGACTTTGTAGTGGGTCAGCATCGGGTTCGAAGATCCCTTGACCGGGAGCGCCCAGTCGGAATTCTCCGCGCAGAAATCATATACGGAATCCGTGTCGTTTCCGGAGTCCACCAGGCATAGCTGGACGACCATGCGGTCGCCGTCCGCTTTCGCGTACTCCACGTTCATGACGCTCTCGACTTCCTGCCAGCTGTAGGCCTGACCGTGCGCTATATTCTGCGACGTCATATAGTCACCCCATGCGCGGATCGTCCAGTACAGGCTCTGCTCCTGGACGTCGACGCCGGCGGTGATCAGCTTGGCCCATTCTGGAACGACATACGGCGCGACGTCCGTCTGGTGCTCAAGGACGAGGTCCTCGTCTGTCTTCAGCTTGGTATCTTCCCACGGCTCCGCGAGCCACGAATTGACAAAATTCTGCAGGAGCTCCGGATCGTCTTTTGACGCCAGGAACTTCTTGGCTATATCCGCAAACCGGACGAACGGGCTGTAAAGGGTGTTCATCCAGAATGCTACAGACCTGCAGTATTGCGTGTTCTGCCGAACGATCCGCCACTCACCATGACGGACGGCCTCGCGCTTCTGCGCGTCCGTGATGGCGCACCCGCATTCCTGGCAGCAATAGCTCGCGAACTCGGCACGGTCCGCATAGGATCCAGCCTCCTCGCCCGGCCAGCGCAGCTGCTTGAAGCGGAGCTCTATCATCTCGCCGCAGTGCGGGCACGGGACGAAATAGTGCTTTTCGATATCCGCCGCTTCTTTCGCCTTCCAGATCGGGCCTGTCCTTATCGTAGGCGTCGAAGTCTTGTAGATCTTGGAGTTCGCGAAGGTCTTGGTCCGCTCCTCCGCCAGGGAGAGCGCGTCCGCTTCCTTCGCAGTCGCTCCCGCAAACTTGTCCACCTCATCGAGAAAAAGGTTCCGCTCGGCGAATGACGCCAGTTGTGACGGGGAGTTGGATCCCGCGATCCGCAGGAACATGTCCGAGAAGCCCAGCTCCATATCCGCGCTGCGGGCGTCAAATTTCGCCGCGATCGGCGGCGTGATCCGGAACATCGGCTGCAGCTTCTTCTCGGAGATCTCCGCGCCGAGGTCATCCGTCGGATAGACGACCATGCTCGGCGCCGGGTCATTGCTGATCACGTAGCCGAGCATGTTCAGGAGCGCTTCCGTCCCGCCGACCTGTGTCGGCTTGCAGAAAACTATCTCCTCCGTCTCCGGGTTCGTAAACTCGTCCATGATCCCGACCAGGTACGGCGTCGTGTCATTACGCCAGGGGCCGGGCATCGCACTGGTCATGGAATCCAGCCTACGGTATTTCGCCGCCCACTCGGAGACCGTCAGGGTCTCAGGCGGGAGCAGGACCGCGAGGCAGTCCGAGATATACGCCGGCGTGCTCATTCCGCCGCCTTCCTGCGCTTCCGCCCGGGCTTCTTCGCGTCAACGACCTCCGGGCCGTTGTTTGCGACGACGAATGCACGCATCTGCGTCTTCATGTCCTCGGACAGCTCGTGCTCCAGCTGACGCGCCCTCTGCGGCGTCACGTCTCCGGAGACGATCCCGGTCACCCTCCCGGGGATCCCGAGCAGGAAGGTCCTTAGCTGGACAAAGAACCGGGTGTAATCCTCTTTAAGCTGGCCGACGGATACATACTCCCCGGCAGCCATGCGGGTCTTGAGCTCATGCAGCTCGCCCTGGGATTCTTTAAGCCGGATCTCCGCCCGGAGCTTCTGCTTCTTCAGCTTCTCGTCTCCCGCTGCCCCGCTCTCCTTATCCCGGAGATACCGCAGATAGTCGTTGACCGTTTCCTTCAGCGGGTAGCAGCGCACGTCACGGCCGCGGATCTTGCGGATCTCCGCCTTGATCACGCCGTCCCTGACCAGGTTGCTGAGTGTCATCGTGGAGATCCCGAGCAGGCCGGCGATCACGGAAGAGCTGACGCGTTCGTCCAAAATGGCCAGATCCATGTGATCACCTCCCCCAAAAACCAAAGTACAGCCCGGACAAAAAAGATTTTTAGCCCGTTTTCTTCCGGGCGTCGATCGCCCCGCACAGGAACACCCCTCAGGAAGGACCCGCGGGGCCAGACGGGGCTCCTCACTCGCTGGTTCGGCCGAAGCAGGCCTGAGTTGGCCCGCTTCAGCTGAACTTCTATGCCGCCTGTCAGCCTGGCGGCGTGGGGAGTGAGAAGAGCGCAGGGCCGACGGGAGCTCCCTCAGCCTTGCGCTCATGATACAGGTATAACACGGATAACCCTCCCGTGTTCACCTCTTTTTCACATCCTCTGGGACATGGTCCAGTAGAACTGACGCCGCTTTTCCCAGTAGTAATTATGGCCGCACGGGATACCCATGACCGACTTGAGGTACTCATAGGACACGCCCTCGGTGACGCCCTTCAGCAGCCACAGGTATATATCCGGCGCGACCTCCTGGACAGTATCCCGGAGTTTTTGCATTTTCGTGCTTACCTCGGCGGTCCTGAGTGCGGCCGCTTCAGTCGGGTTCCCGACTCCGGTCCCGTGCGGCATCCCGTCGTAAGTGACGCCCCTGA